GAGTTCTTTTCACCATCCAATTTAAGAGAGGATGCAGAAGCAACTGTCAAGGCATTATATGGTGTAACTGATGTTCGTCAGTTAAGGAGATTGTGGTCATGAAAGAAGCATATATTGCTAAGAATGTTTTAGATTATACAGAGATCAAACAGGTCTATGATCATTTGATGAATAATCCATGTTGGCATATTGGTGGTGGTTATGCTAATGCAGATAATCCAATACTAGCATATCCTAGATTTGTTGCAAAAGATCCTAATGGAATACATTCAGAATTTATTGCTGCATATATGATTGCAACGATGGTTAATGTCAAACAAAAGATCAGAGATAAATATGGTTTTGAACTACCTACACATGATATAGAGTCGGTAGTTTTCAATGCCCAAAGGAAAGGCAACATACCTTGTTTCCATACTGATGGTACTGGTAGCAAGAAATATAGTTGGAGTATCATTGGATTCATGACTCCACAATGGGATAAGTCTTGGGGTGGAGAATTACAAATCCAAGAAGAGACTTTTACTTTTGAACCTGGTGATTTTATAGCATTCAAATCTACTGAACTACATGATGCTATGCCTATACTAGTAGACACACCATTTTACAGATTGACCTGTGCATGCATGATACCGTAATGTGACAGTATATTAAAGTGTCCACTTGAGGGTTTTTACCCTCTATTTTTTTGTTATACTAGTAGTATACAAGACGAGACAAAATGCTTCACGAAATTAAAGGTAAACTTGCCAAACTCCTAGCAACAGAAAATTTGATCATCGAGCATAGAGATGTGACTACTGCATCTTTCGATGTAGAGCGTAGAGTTCTTACTCTACCAATGTGGAAAATTAATTCTGAAGATGTATATGATCTTCTAGTAGCACATGAGGTTGGTCATGCACTTTATACTGACCCTCGTAACTGGTTCATGGAAGATGAGTACAAAGATCTTAATCCATCTTTAGTAAACATCACAGAAGATGCTCGTATCGAGAAGTTAATGAAGAGAAGATATGCAGGTCTAAACAAAACATTCAGTAGAGGATATACACAGTTAAATGATGATGATTTCTTTGAGACTCAAGGTGAAGATCTTGCATCATATAGTTTCCCTGATCGTATCAATCTATGGTTCAAAGTAGGTGCATTCTTAAACATCAAGTTCTCTAACAAAGAGAAAGAGATTGTAGATATTATAGGTAAGTCTGAAACATTTGATGATGCATTACAAGCAGCAAAAAGACTAAGTGCTTTTATCGAAGAGAACCAAACTAAAGATCTAGAGTTTGTAGAGAAAGTAGTTTCAAAAGAAGGTGTTGCTCAAGGTGGTCTTTCTAATCCTATGGATTTAGATGACTTACTAAATGAGTTAGCAGAGAAATCAGAAGAAGAGAAAGAAGAAACAACAGGTGAAGGTAACAATCTTAAACCAGAAGATATAGATGGAGATTTCGATCTTGATGATACTGAAGCAGATGATGACGATGATATACAAGATCTTAACTTCAGAGGTACAACAGGTGGTACTCATGCTACTAATGATTTTGAGACTAAAACTGTAGACTCACTAGCAGAAAAATTAGAAGAACTAGCAGGTAAGTATGACCCTAATCGTGAGACACCAGTTTATCTAAGTCTTCCAAAAGTTGATCTCAAGAGAACTGTAGTTCCTGTAGATGAGATTCACTCATATATTGAAGATGATTGGAATACCTATGAAGAGAGACATCAGGAAGATTATGCAAGATATGGTGGTGCTAATTGGGTAAAAGAATGGCACAAAGATTCTGAAGACGCATATCAAAAGTTCAAGAGATCAACTGGTAAAGAAGTTAGTTATCTTGTTAAAGAGTTTGAAATGAAAAAAGCAGCATCTGCATATGCTCGTGCTGCGACTTCTAAAACTGGAGTTCTTGATTGCTTAAAACTACACCAGTACAAGTTCAACGATGACATCTTCAAGAAGATTACAGTTCTTCCTGATGGTAAGAATCATGGCTTGATTTTTATCCTAGATTGGTCAGGTTCTATGGCAGATGTGTTACTAAACACAGTAAAACAGATGTATAATTTGATATGGTTTTCTCGCAAAGTCGGCATCCCATATGAGGTTTACGCATTCAGTAATGAGTGGTACTACTATGGTATGAGAGATGATAGACCTGAGCGTGAAGAGCAAGGTTCAGATGAATTATTCATTGAAGATCATTTCAGTTTGATGAATCTTCTTAGTAGCAATTCTAATGCTAAAGAATGTGAGAGACAGATGTTGAATATCTGGAAGATAGCAGAAGGTTTTCATACTAGACATGGTGTTACTCCTAGAAGAATGTCACTATCTGGCACTCCTTTAAATGAAGCACTAATTTCTCTTCATGAGATCATTCCTCAGTTCCAAAAGAATAGTGGAGTTGAGAAAGTAAACTGTGTTGTGCTTACTGATGGTGAAGCAAGTTCACTGGTCAGAACTGCAATGGTTCAGCGTGATTGGGAAGAGAGACCACAATTGCGTCATAAGCATATTCGTAGCAACTGTTTCCTAAGACACAATGGTTATACTCGTAGGTTGAGTGACATTTATTTCAAGTTTACTAAGGTCTTATTAGAGGATCTTAAGTCATCTTTCCCTCAAGTTAATTTTGTAGGATTCCGTTTACTTGGTGCTAGAGATCTTTCATCTATGATCTCTCACTACATTCCTGATTTTGATGGTAGAGATCGTGCTCGTGCTGATTGGAAAAAGCATAAGTCCTTCACTATCAAGAATCAAGGATACGATTCATTCTTTGTTCTTTCTTCCAACAATCTTTCAAATACTACTGAGTTTGAAGTTGCTGAGGATGCAACCAAAGCACAAATCAGATCTGCTTTTAAAAAGTCTTTTACTAACAAAAAGATGAACAAAAAAGTATTAGGCGAATTCGTTGAGATGGTCGCTTAACAAACTGTCCACTTGGGGGTTTATTCCCCCTTGTTTTACAGTATAATATATACATATACGAGACAACATTATGGCTTTCCAAGCAAAATTTTCAAACGAAGACTTGATTTCATTCTTAACAAAAAACGATACTGTTAAGGAAGTTACTAGTAAGCAAATAAATGAAGCAGCAGCACACTTTGATGTACAAGTGCAAAGCGTTACAAAGCGTGTCAACAAACTTAAAGAGTTCCGTAAAGTTACTCGTGGTAAGTGGACATTAACTGTGGCAGAGGCACTAGAGAAAAATTATTCAGCACCTTCTGCTCAACCAGTACAGAGTCTAAATCTTATTCCAGATACAGATGATCACTTTGTTAAATTTGGCAACTTTAATGATATCAGAAAGATCATTAAGTCCAAGGTATTCTATCCTGCATTCATCACAGGTCTATCAGGTAATGGTAAGACCTTCTCTGTAGAACAAGCATGTGCTCAAACAAAGAGAGAGTTTATTCGTGTTAACATCACAATCGAAACAGACGAAGATGATCTTATTGGTGGTTTCCGTCTTGTCAATGGTAGCACAGTATGGCATAACGGTCCAGTTGTCGAAGCATTGGAGAGAGGAGCTGTCCTCCTTTTAGATGAGATCGATCTAGCATCTAACAAGATACTATGTTTACAATCTATCCTAGAAGGTAAAGGAGTATTCCTTAAAAAGATTGGTAGGCATGTTCTTCCTGCTAAGGGATTCAATGTTATTGCTACTGCTAACACAAAAGGTAAAGGTTCTGACGATGGTAGATTCATCGGTACTAATGTTCTTAACGAAGCATTCCTTGAGAGATTCCCAGTAACATTTGAGCAATCATATCCTAGTGTTTCTATCGAGCAAAAGATTCTTGAGAAAGAGTGTGAAGATATTCCATTCTGCAAGCATCTAGTAGATTGGGCAGACATCATTCGTAAGACATTCTTTGACGGTGGTGTTGATGAGATCATCTCAACTCGTAGGTTAGTTCATATTGTTCGTGCCTATGCTATCTGGGGTGACAAACTCAAAGCAATCCAAGTTTGCTTAAATCGTTTCGATGATGAAACAAAATCTGCTTTCCTTGATCTATATGATAAGGTAGATGCAGATGTAGATCTAAAATCTGAAGATGCTAATTAAACCTTTTGGTCCTTTGATATTACATGAAGTGATATCAGAGGACTTTTTAAATTTTCTTGTTGATGCATCTGTCCAAACAAAAATTAAAAATGAAAATGTTGGATGGGATTTAGCAGGTAATATAGATGATCAATTACAATGTGAACTTGATCCTGATAGATTTGTGAAGGAAATTTATCCTCACATTTTTAGGTATATGGCAGGATGTTTACAAAGAAGAAATCAAGATATGTTAGGACAACCAGATCCACCAATGTCAAGACTTACTTTTAATTGTGGTAATGGTCCTTGGATGAATTTTCAAAAGAAAAATGAATTCAATCCTGTTCATGTTCACAGTGGTGAACTTTCTTCTGTTATAATGATTGATGTTCCCAAAGAGATAGAAGAAGAATCTGATGCTGTTAAGGACAAAACTAATATGCCTTGTCCTGGTCAGTTAGAATTTCTTGACGGTCCTTCTGGATACATGTATACTGGAAGTTATAAAGTAGTTCCTAGGACAGGTGACATATTTGTATTCCCTGCACAGTTAAAACATACTGTGTATCCATTTACAAGTGATGTTACTAGGATAACTATGAGTTATAATATATTCAACATACAAGTTGACTCAAATATTAGGGAGTGATATAATGTTGGTAGAAGGAGGAGGATTATTTTTATCTGAATTTTATTTAATTTTTCCTGCCCCTAATGCAGATGAGTTAATCTCTACAATTGAAAATGTATGTAACACTAAAGAAGTAAATAACGATTACTTTGAATGGGGAGAACATTGTACAGTTGATAGAATACCACTTGAAAATAACAATTTTGAATATCTGTTAGAACCAAGTATAAAAATCTTTGGTAATAAATTAGAAAAAGATTTTGATTATACATTGTATGACCCTTGGTTAAATTTGTATAAGAAAGGTTATTTTCAAGAGATTCATGATCACTCAGGACATGATATTTCATGTGTATTTTTTGCAAATGATGGGATTGATTTTGGAAAATTATTTTTTATAGATAGAAATTCTTGTAACTTTTCAGAAGAGTATGAAGATTTAATATCTTATTCAGATACTCATGAACCATCAGTTAGAAAAGGAGATATAATTTTTTTTCCTAGTCATGTTTTACATGGAGTTCGTCCACATAAAAATAATGAAATAAGAAAAACTCTCTCTTTTAATTTTAACATTAAAGAAGTATATGGTTGACTCAAACACTTAGGAGTGATATAATGGTAAATGCATGGAGTCTAGCAGCATCTATACTAGACGGAACCTTTGAGGAGGATTACCCACTTATGAATGATGATGATGATCTAGAATGGATCGAAAGAACTGGTGGGTTTGAATGGACTCCTGGTTCGCCATGGCCACCAGAAGAACCTGCAGATATAGATGACCAGTATATGCATCATTTTACTGAAGGGAAATCAACATACACAATCGCTGAAGAATCTCCTGAGTACAAGTACAACGAAGATGAGATATTAGATAGTATGAAAGAGTATATTGGAAAAACATATTCCAAACATTACTCTAATAAAATACAAACTCTAGATCTTATTGATTCTGTTGGGGATGCATCAGCATTCTGTCGTAGTAACATACTTAAGTATGCATCTCGATATGATAAAAAAGGAACAGCAAAACTTGACATACAGAAGATAATACACTATGCTGTATTATTATACCACTTTGAAGAATTAGACAAGGACTCTTAACCAATGGATATGAAACTATCTGAAAAAACTATCGACCTCTTAGAAAACTTTTCTTCTATTAATCAATCTATTTTGGTTAAAAAAGGATCTAAACTTCGTACAATATCTGTGATGAAGAACATCCTTGCAGAGGCAGAAGTTGATGAAAACTTTGAAAAAGAATTTGGGATATATGATCTCCCACAGTTCTTAAATGGTGTCAATCTTATGAATGACCCAGACATCGATCTTAGGAATGAGTCTTATATGATTCTTCGTGAAGGTGAGACAACTAAAGTAAAATTTGCTTTTGCTGATCCCGATGTGATCATATCTCCACCAGAGAAAGGTATTGAATTAACTAACCCTGATGTATCATTCCAGTTAGATAGTATTCAACTTCAGAAGTTGCTAAAGGCATCTTCAATATATCAGTTGCCAGATCTTGCTGCTGTTGGTAATGCAAAGAGTATTACTTTGACAGTTCGTGACAAGAAGAATGATAACTCTAATGAGTTTTCTCTTGTTGTTGGGGAGACCGACAGTATATTTGAATTTAATTTCAAGATTGAAAATATCAAGTTGATTCCTGGTTCATATGAAGTTCAAATTTCTAGAAAGAATCTTGCTAAGTTTACCAATAGCAAGTATAATCTAGATTACTTTATAGCGTTGGAACCAGATTCAACATATGCCGATTGAGTCATTACCACTCTTTACTGTTTATATCCATAAGGTTAATATAACTGAATGGAAAAAAGAAGGGAACCGTATATTGTCTATGGTTCCCTTTAACAATAGTATTCCACATACGCATATTGATTACACAGACTACTTTGATAAATCAGCACCTCCATATGCCGAAGATTTTTTAAAGATTACACAACCGTATCTAGATGAATTTTTAAAAATTTCTCAGTACAAATTTACTCATGTAAGTGGTCTGTGGTGTCAAAGATATAAGAGCAGAGATTATCATGTTCCTCATGATCATGGCACTGTTGGTTATTCTTGTGTATTTTATGCTAGAATAAACCCAGAGGTACATAAAAGTACTTTGTTCTTTTCACCGTTTGCAGCAGAATCTGGTAGTCGTGATACTAGTTCTATTGCAGTTGAAGAAGGTGACTTGGTAATCTTCCCAAGTGGTTTGTTGCATATGGCACCACCACATGATAGTGACCAAGATCGTATTATTATTTCATTGAATCTTTTGTAATGAAAACTGAATTTCTTTGGGTTGAAAAATATAGACCCAAGACTATAGATGAGTGTATACTTCCTGATAGTATAAAGAATACTTTTCAGAAGTTTGTAGATAAAGGTGAGATACCTAATCTATTACTTGCTGGTCCTGCAGGATGTGGTAAGACAACTATTGCAAGAGCACTTTGTGAACAATTATCATGCGACTACATTATTATTAATGGATCTGATGAAGGTAGGTTTCTTGATACTGTAAGAAATCAGGCAAAGAATTTTGCATCAACTGTTTCTCTATCACAAACTAGCACTCATAAGGTAATCATTATTGATGAGGCAGACAATACAACACATGATGTACAGTTATTATTAAGAGCAAACATTGAGTCTTTTTATAACAACTGTAGATTTATTTTTACTTGTAACTACAAGAATAAAATTATAGAACCATTACATTCTAGATGTGCTGTTGTAGAGTTTGGTATCAAAGGTAAAGAGAAGCAGAAAATTGCAGCATCATTTTTCCAAAGACTCAACGAAATATTAAATGTAGAAAAAATTAAATCTGACAAGAAGGTTATTGTTGAATTGATTAACAAGCACTTTCCAGACTGGAGAAGAGTCTTAAATGAATGCCAAAGATACTCTGTTGGTGGTATAATAGACTCAGCAATCCTTGCAGAATTTTCAGATGTAAAAGTAAATGATCTCATTAAGAAACTCAAAGAGAAGGATTTCCCATCGGTTCGGAAGTGGACGGTTTCCAATTTGGATAATGATCCTAATCTTCTCTTCCGTCGTATCTACGATGCTTTATACACATCCCTTGACGGTCCTAGTATTGCTGCTGCTGTGCTTATTATTGCTAAGTATCAATATCAGATGGCATTCGTAGCAGATCAGGAAATTAACATGCTTGCATGTCTTACCGAAATTATGGTAGAATGTAAGTTCAAGTAAAAATTATGACTATTAAATCAAACAAATTACGCAACCAAGTTAAGAGTGGATTTTATTATCTGTTCTGGGGTGTTGCTACATGTTCTGTAGTAGCAGGACAAATTTATGTTGGTACTTCACATAGAAAATTATCAACCTCATTAGATGCATGGTTTGATAAGACTATTGCTATCATGATACAGAAGCGTTTGATGCAACCAAGAGGATTTTATGCACCTGTTCCTCAACCAGAGGATTATGATGATGATGGAGTACAATTCTTAAGGGATCTTGATCCTGATGATTATGTCATTTGGGAAACAATTAGTGAGGAAACTTACTAAACCTGTATATATAATACAGTATTTGAAGTGTAAGAAATATCTTACATACACAGACACAAATACAGACTCAAATTACAATTAAAAACTATGGCTCGTAATCCTTACGAACTCCGTATGGAGTGCCTTACAATGGCAGAAAACAGACTTCAGAATCGTTTTTCTGAAGCACAAAGAAGATACGAATATCTTTCTGATATGGGTATAGAACAGGATCCTGAGGACTATCCTGTCTTTCCAACTGATGAAGAGATTGATGCTTTAGCAGACAAGTTAGTTGCTAAAATGTCTGGAGAATAATATTATGTCTCGTATAGTTCCAGTAATGCCTCCTCTATTAGAAGGTGAAATAATAAAAGATTTTAATGCTAAAAATTGTGATACTTCTTTTAATGGTGGGGCATGTGAAAAAGCAGTAGAGATGTATCTACTAAGAAACAAAATTAACTATTCCATACCTCATATAGATCAAGGAATTGATCTTGTAATTGAGGAAGAAGGATTAGAGAGAGCACAAGTAAAAAAAGTTGTATATAAAAATAGTCTTGACTACGGATTGAAAAAGCGTGGTATAATAAGGCATAGATCAACTTTTGATTTTAGATTCCAAACTTCTGGTAATAACTCTCCTCCTCGTACAAAAGAAAACACTGATGTTTTCTATCATGTCTTAATGACATGTTGGAGGACTCTCATCTTTAAAGTTCCAACCATAGGATTAACAACTAATCCTGATGGTGCATTTGCAAAGATGAAAAATCCATGTCTTGATAGACCTTCTATACAACGAAGAAGACAAGAAGGAACTGATATTAGAAAATGTTTAGTATCAGCAGAGTATAGTAAGCAAGTCTATCAACATTATCCAGAATTTTTTCTCCATAGACCTACTTTATTTGAACTGTAGCATGAAGCAATTGAAAACTCCTCTTCGTTATCCTGGTGGAAAGTCTAGAGCAGTTAAGAAATTATTTGGTTATTATCCTTATAATAAATCTGATTACAAAGAATTTCGCGAACCATTTCTAGGAGGTGGTTCGTTTGCTTTAGAATGGACTAAAAGATTTCCTGATACTAAAGTATGGGTCAATGACTTATACGAACCATTAGCAAACTTTTGGATGGAGTTGCAGCATGATGGTGAGGCATTGCAGAACTCAGTTTGGAAAATAAAAAACTTGCATCCAGATAGAGATACTGCTAGAGAATTATTTGAACAAGCAAAAGAAGATATAAACAATAAAGGATTAACTAATAGAGAAAGAGCAGCAGCATTTTATGTTACCAATAAGTGTAGTTTTTCTGGTCTTACTGAGTCAAGTTCTTTTTCTCCACAGGCATCAGAATCTAATTTTTCTTATAGAGGAATTGAAAAACTAGCAGAGTATGGAAAATTAATTCAGCATTGGAAGATAACTAATAGTACATATACAGATCTCTTAACTGATGATCCTACAGTCTTCATATATTCTGATCCACCATATGAGATATCATCAAACCTGTATGGTAGAAAAGGTGCTATGCATAAAAAGTTTGATCATGATCAGTTTGCTTCAGATTGTGATGATGCATGTGCAGATCATATAATATCTTATAATTCATCACAGTTAATTCGTGATCGTTTTGTAAATTGGAATGCATCTGAATTTGATCACACATATACCATGAGATCAGTGGGTAAATATATGTTAGAACAAATGGATCGTAAAGAATTAGTATTGACCAACTATACAGTATGAAAATTATAGGACTCTACGGTACAATCGAAAATCCAGAGGCAATAAGTCATGACTCTGGTGCAACTTTATTTGTAGATGGATACCATATTAGAAGTATAAATGAAGAGCGTTTGAGTAGAATAAAAGAAGATGGTAGTTTTCCTTTTAAATCTATTGATTATGTTCTAGGAGATTATTCTAAAGATGATATTGATGTGGTATGTTATGTTCCAACATATCCTTGGAATAATCTTTTTAAATATAATGAAGTTACTACTACAAATCGTAAAATTTGGTATGAAGGTAAAGAAAAAGAAGCAAGTCAATTACTAAGAGATATATTTCCACATGCAGATATATGGTTTTTATCACATCATTTATGTCATGCAGCATCAACTGTTTTTACTTCTCCATTTAATAGTGGAAGTTTTTTAACATTGGATGGTTTGGGTAGTGGACTATGGGATTTTGCTACTGGTAATATTCGTGGTGGAGAAAATAATAGTATAGGATATTTCAATAAGAGAAAAAAGATTTTTAGATTCTTCCGTATGCCTGGCGATGTTGGTGAGAATTCTTTTGGAGAATTTTATTGCCAATGGTCTAAGATGATATATGAGGGCAAGTGTAAAGAGATAGGTAAAGAATATGCAGATGACAAGACACCAAAAGAGGGAAAGATAATGGGTCTTGCATCATATGGAAATAAGATAGATGCACCTAAACCATATACACTTGCTAATGATTATGCTAAAGAATTATTTGATATTGAAAAGTATGACTTCGGACATAATGTAGCAAACTTCTATGACTATCGCATGGTATTTAATTCTATCCAAGGAAGTTTAGAAGATAAAGCATATTATCTACAAAGATCATTTGAAGATGCTATACTTGGATTAGTTAAGTCTTTACAAAAGGATGGTTACCTAGAAGATAATCATTGTTTTGCAGGTGGATCTTTCCTTAATGTATGTGCTAATAGTTTATTAAAACCATTGTTTAAGAACATGCATATACCACCATATACAAATGACTCTGGTATTCATTTTGGAGCAGCAGCATGGGGTGCTTATAAAACTGGAAGTAATCCTCGTATGCCAAAAAATAATATTTCATACCTTGGAAAATCTTATGAAGATTTTGTTCCTGATGAGGAGAATATGGAATACTATGAAGACTTTGATTTGTTGTGTGAGACAGTTGCTTATGAACTTGAAAAGAATAAAATTGTAGGATGGTTTCAAGGTAGATCAGAACATGGTCCTCGTGCTCTTGGTAATCGTTCTATTCTTATGAGTCCTACTCAACCAGAAAATAAGGACATCTTAAATAAGAGAATAAAACATCGTGAGCATTGGAGACCGTATGCTGGTATAATGTTAGAAGATAGAATAGATGATTACTTTCTTGAGGGTGAAATTACACCATACATGTTGAGTTCTCAGCATGCTATAAGTGATAGGATACCTGCTATTGTTCATGAAGATAAAACTTGCAGGATTCAAACTGTTAATAAGAAACAGAATCCTAAGATGTGTCATCTACTATCTAAATTTGAAGATCCTATTCTTTTAAATACATCATTCAATAAGAGTGGAGAACCTATTATAGAAACTCCAGAAGATGCTATTAGAGGATTTAAAAATATGGATCTTGATTTTCTTGTTATTGGTAATTACATACTATGGAATTAAAAGACTGGTTAAATTCAATTAATCTTAACAAGAAAGATATTCTTGAGGAAGATCCTGATGCAAAGTATCCTGCATATATTGTAAATCGTTGTTTATCTGGTCATCTTGATTGTGTCATGTATGCTAATGAGATGAATAGATTTCCTAATTTAGATAAGGATATGCAGTATAATTTTATGCTGAATGGAATTAGAAAGAGAAAGCGTTTTGCTCCTTGGTTAAAGCAAGAAAAGATTGAAGATCTAGAAGTTGTAAAAAAATACTATAACTATAATACTGAGAAAGCAAAACAAGCGTTGAGAATATTAACTCCCGATCAATTAGAATATATAAAAAAGAAAATGGATGTGGGTGGTATCAAGTGAAAAAGGTTTTAAGTATTGATATTGATTATTGTTTTCCTTCAGTAGATGACTGGCCGAATGATAATAATGAACTATGGGAAGAGTGGCATCCTTATACAAAGTGGACTCAATACTTCACTAAGTATACTGATTTAAACGATAGATCAAAGATAATTGATGAAGAGTGTCTGGATTATTTGTTAGAAACATATACTAGAGCACTTGCAGCATCTCCTAATGCTACAGTTTCTTTTGGATTTGATCATGATATGATACTCAAAGATCTTCCTAAAGAAAAGATTGATCTAGTTAACATAGATCATCATGATGATTTTTTAGCAGGAACTTTTATAGGTGACGATAACGATGAATTTAAAGAGTACCTTGCTTGTCATCTATTAGAATATCATTTTGCTCATACCTATGGTAAAGTTGATGAGGGTAGTTGGGGTGCATATCTACATCATCAAGGAAGACTGAATAGTATGACTTGGATTCGTAACGAAGGAATAAAAGAAGTCGATACTCGTAGTCCAGTTAATAAATTTATATGTGAGAATGTGGGTGAACCTACTAAATGGAGAGCTTGTCATGCTCATGAGTATGATCATGGAGACTATGTTTATGATCATATCTTTGTTTGTCTATCTCCAATGTATTTTCCATTACCAGTTTGGGATACCTTTAGTGTATTCCTTGGCATCTATGAAAAACAAAGTGGAAAAGACTGTAAGATGAATGAATGGTGGGATAAAAGATATATCAATAGGATGGCTTATGGTAAGGCATATGAGGTAGTTTACGAAGGACTTCAGAATGTGAAGAAGTCCCTAAACTAAATAAAAATACTGAATTTTATCTTAGTATAATGAGCGTTGTTGTTGAACCGACCTATGATTGGTCGCCAGATAGTATGATTGAGGTGGCTTTAAGTGAGCCAGATGACTTTTTAAAAGTACGAGAAACATTGACACGCATAGGTGTTGCTTCCCGTAAAGAAAAGAAATTGTATCAGTCGTGTCATATACTACATAAACAAGGAAGATATTATATCGTTCACTTTAAAGAATTATTTGCACTTGATGGAAAAAGAGCTAACCTTACTATTAACGATGTGCAGCGTAGGAATCGTATTAGTCAGTTGCTTGCTGATTGGGGCTTGATTTCTATCAAAGAATCTGCTAAAATATCAGATATTGCACCTTTAAACCAGATAAAAGTATTGTCTTATAAAGACAAAGGTAACTGGATACTAGAAACTAAGTACAACATTGGTCGTAAAACTAAAGAAGAGGAAGCGTCATGAACTATAAAAGATGGATCGCAATAGGTTCAGCAAGTCTTATTGGATTAACTTATGTTGGTGCAGTAGGAACTATTGCTAGAAGACAATCTCAGGAGAGTAGATTTCCTAGTCTTCCTGTAGGTCCTTATACATCATACAGAATTAAGAGTAATGCAGATGGTTCATATGAAATGGCATATAGAGCAAATGATCCTTTAGTTATGTCTAATGTAAAAGATATACAGAAGAGTGGTGGATTCTTAGGAACGAAGAAACAAAATATACAGACAACAGAAATGTATACAATGGATGGAGCAGTGCATCATGGAGGACCTGTTAGTAGCACAAGTGCTTGGATAGATCCATCTGCTAAAGGTAAAGGAGATGACGCTCCAACAATTAGTGCAAAGACTATCGAATGTATTGAAGCTGCAGGTTCTGGAAAAGGAACTGGTAGAATGGTAGGTGGTGCTGTTGGTGCCTCTGCTGCCCCTGCATTGTCAAATATACCATTTATAGGTTGGGTTGCTGCTGGATTTGTTACCATGTTTGGTGCAGATAAGGGTGGTGATATAGGTGCTGACTTGTCAACATCATACGCAGGATGCGATGATATAGATATTCCACATACTAAGTGAAGCATTATATATTTGATGTAGATGGCACTCTCACACCCAGTAGAGGTCAGATTGATAGTTCATTTGAAGCATTCTTTATAAAATTTTGCTGTACATATTCTGTATATCTGGTTACTGGTAGTGACAGACAGAAGACAGTTGACCAACTTGGTCTTGACATATGTTACAGAGCAAAGAGAGTTTATAATTGCTCTGGTAGTGATGTTTATGAAAGAGATGTTAATGTCTATAGGAATGATTGGGAGTTGCCAAGGGATGTAGAAAAGTTTTTAAAAGACGAGTTGGACTATAGTTGTTTTCCTATTCGTAACGGATTGCATATTGAAAGAAGACCAGGTGGAGTAAACTTTAGTATCTTAGGTAGAGGAAAAGATCCATCTGTAGGTAGAGAAGAATATATTAAGTGGGATAAAGAGAGATTAGAAAGAGAGGATATTGCAAATAGACTTAGAAATAATTTTCCGAATCTATCTGTAACACTAGGAGGACAGACTGGTCTTGACTTAGGACCTCTAGGTAGTGATAAGAGTCAGATTATTAAAGACTTTAGACTAGGAGAAGAGTTGCATTTCTTTGGTGATAGGATGGAAAAGGGAGGAAATGACTACAGTTTAGGGAAAGCAGTACAAGAAATGGGTGGTAAAGCGTACCATGTTAAAGACTGGAAAGAGACACAAAGTGTTATAATTAGTAGTGTCGCCGAAAGGGACAACAAAAAACAACTCGCTTATTAAGGAGAACTATTATGACTAACCTCGCAAGGTATCATGCTACTAATCTTCCAGAATTAATGAAGATTATTAGAGAAAACGGTATAGGGATGGATGACTATCTCAATCGTTTCTGGGATGATACTACAACAAGTAATTACCCACCTTACAATCTTATCAATGTAAGTAATACTGAATCCAAACTAGAAATAGCACTAGCAGGATTTAAAAAAGATGAGATTAAAGTCTATACAGAATACGGTAGACTTAATGTGGAAGGAAACAAAGAAGAAAAAGAAGATAAAACTTACGCACATAGAGGACTCGCACAAAGATCCTTTAATAGATCATGGCATATTGCTGAAGACACTATTGTCAAAGACGCAACTATTGAAGATGGATTACTAACTGTCACACTTACTAAGGTAATTCCAGAACATCATCAGCGTAAGGATTGGATCTGACTAGGCATAAATTTTTGTAACTAAAAGTAGGTTTGTTAGGATTTCCTAACTAAATAAAGTACATATGGAGACAACTATGCACAACATAATGCCCCAGAACCAACTGTCTGGATGGACAATGACCGATCACTCTTATTCAAGTGATTCATGGGAACAAAAACTGGATGAGTATTATGAATGCATTGTTGAATGCTCGCATGGTCAACCTATTTGCAAACGGTTATGTAATGAAATTCTAAGGTGATATATAAGGGGGTCGTCAGACCCTCTTTTTTATGATATAATGACGAAAGGAATTTAAAACACATGTCGATAAAAGTAGCGTTGATTAACAACGATCAGATAATCGCTGATATAAAGGAGGTAATTGATCCTGATAATGATAGCAGACAATACCTTTTCAATAATCCATTAAAGGTTATTTTACAACCAACAATGACTCTTCAAGAAGATGGAGGTCAAGTCGATCATAATCAATCTCAAGTTTCATTAGCAACTTGGCAAGCATTAACAAATGATTCTACCTTTGTAGTTAATCCTAATTCAGTTCAATGTGTATTTGAACCTATTCCTGATCTTAAGGCAATGTACTTGGAGTTGCAAAATGGCAATTAAGATAGTAGTATTCGATGACAGTTATAAATGTGTCATCGCAGATGTTCAAGAAGTAGTTGGTGCTGATATTGGTGAACCAGATTGTCAACTTACAGATCCATATGAGTTCATTGAGTTTGATGAGGGAGATGAACCAAAAAAATATATTGATCGTTTAAAACCTTGGGAAGTTCTTAACAAATCATCAGATAATAAATGTCGTATTAGCAGTGATAAGATTCTGACTCTTGTAGATCCAGACAAATTTATTTTAGATGCATACAATGAAATTATTAATTGAATGAAGTTTTACACTAATGTGCAAATGATCGGGGATAACTTCCTCGTTCGTGGTTATGATAATGGTGAGTACATTCAGTTCAGAGAAAAATATAATCCAACTCTGTTCGTTCCCTCAAATAAAAAAACTTTTTATAAAACTTTAGAAGGTGAATATGTTGCACCTATCAAACCAGGTTCGGTAAGAGACTGTAGAGATTTTTATAAAAAGTATGAAGAAATTGATGATTTTAAAATTTATGGCAACGAGAGGTATATCTACCAGTATATCTCAGATAAGTACCCCGAAGAAGAGATCAAGTTTGACATTGAAAAGGTACGGTTATTAACTGTTGATATTGAGACTCGTTCTGAGAATGGATTTCCTGATGTAGAAACTGCTGATCAGGAGATATTATTGATCTCTGTGCAAGATTATAATACTAAAGAGATCACAACATGGGGTGTTGGTTCGTTTAAAAACAGGCAAGAGAATGTTCGTTACATACAGTTCAATAATGAGCATGATCTTTTAAGTAGTTTCATTCAATGGTGGATGGATAATACTCCTGATGTTGTAACAGGATGGAATATCCAACTGTTCGATATGCCATACATTACTAAAAGGATTGATCGTCTTCTAGGTGAAAAACTTGCTAGAAGATTATCTCCTTGGGGATTGGTTAGTGAGAAGGAAGTATATATTAAAGGTCGTAGACAAGTCTATTATGATATTGGTGGTATCACACAGTTAGATTATCTTGATCTTTATAAGAAGTTTACTTACAAGGCACAAGAATCTTATCGACTAGATTATATTGCAGAGGTAGAATTAGGTCAGAAAAAACTTGACCACTCTGAGCATGATACCTTCAAAGATTTCTATACTAATGGTTGGCAGAAGTTTGTAGAATATAACATTAAGGATGTGGAACTTGTTGACCGTCTGGAAGACAAGATGAAATTGATCGAACTCGCACTTACTATGGCATATGATGCTAAAGTAAACTATAATGATGTCTTCTATCAGGTAAGGATGTGGGATACCATCATCTACAATTATCTGAAGAAAAAAGGAATAGTAATTCCACAAAAAGAACAATCAGATAAATCTGACAAATACGCAGGTGCTTATGTCAAAGAACCAATTGCAGGACGCTATGATTGGGTGGTCTCTTTTGACCTTAATAGTCTGTATCCTCATCTTATTATGCAATATAATATCTCCCCAGAAACAATCAGGGAGACTCGTCATCCAGAAGCCTCTGTTGATAGAATACTTAATGAAGAGATAGACTTTCAACTTTATAAAGATAGTGCTGTGTGTGCTAATGGAGCACAGTATAGAAAAGATAAGAGAGGTTTCTTGCCTGAGTTGATGGAAAAGATGTATAATGAGCGTGTAATTTTTAAGAAGAGGATGATCGATGCCAAGAAAAAATACGAGAAGACACCAACGGTTGCTCTGGAAAAAGAAATTGCAAGATGCAACAACATCCAAATGGCGAAAAAGATATCTCTTAATTCTGCTTATGGTGCTATCGGCAATCAGTA